TTGACCAAATTGGTTCTGTAACTGCAACTGTAAGATCAAGCAGACACTCGAACACTCCACAAGCAGATACTCCTCACTCAAGAAGAAGAGTTTCACTTGTTGATTACGAGTTTGCAGATCTTGTAGACGATCTAGATAAAGTAAGAATGTTAGTAGATCCTACTTCTAGCTATGCACAAGCTGCTGCTTATGCAATGGGTAGAGCAATGGATGATGCTATCATCGCTGCTGCAACTGGTTCATCTGACACAGGTGTTGCTGGTGGTACTGCTGTTGCATTACCTGCTGGTCAAAAAATCGCTGAATCTGGAACTGCTGGTTTAACTATCGCTAAATTAAGACAAGCGAAAGAAATCATCGATCTAGCTGATGTTGATCCTTCACTAAAAAGATACATCATAGTATCTCCAAAACAGATCTCTGATCTATTAGGAACTACTGAAGTAACTTCAAGTGATTTCAACACAGTAAAAGCATTAGCATCTGGTGATGTTAATTCTTTCTTAGGTTTTGATTTCTGTGTAACTAACAGACTATCAATCGCTTCAAGCAAAAGAAAATGTATTGCCTTCGTACAAGATGGTCTTGCATTAGCTATGGGTAAAGACTCTACTGCTAGAATCGATGAAAGATCTGACAAAGGTTACGCAACTCAAGTTTACTATTCTGCTGCTTTCGGAAGTACTAGAATGGAAGAAGCTAAAGTTGTTGAAATACTTGCTCACGAAGCATAGTAAATAAATTTTAGGGGGTGGAAGCGAGAGTGGAAACCCCCTAGAGTGCATGACAAAAGAAACAAAAAATTTAGAAACTGTAATACATTTAAAGAAAGGTAATTATATTTACAGATACGTTTTAGTAGACAGGTTTCAACATGATGGTAAAAATCATTATGGTTTTGATAAAAAACAAGGTAGAACAACAGAAGAAATCTTTGCGTTAGAAAAAAGTAGACAAATAAGACGCAAATATATAATAAGGAAGTAATATGGCATCAGTAGTAGACATTTGTAATGGAGCATTAAATCAACTAGGTGCGTCAACAATATTATCACTTACAGAAGATTCAAAGAACGCAAGACTTTGCAACGCAAGATACACACAAGTTAGAGATAGTTTATTTAGATCTCATCCTTGGAATTGTTTAATTAAAAGAGTTGAACTAGCAAGAGATACAGAAACTCCTTCATGGGGTTTTAGTTATCAGTTTACATTACCTTCTGATTGTTTAAGAGTTCTTGGAATATTAAATTACGATTATGATTTTAAAGTTGAAGGTAGAAAAGTTGTAGCAAATCATGACACAGTAAAAATTCAATATGTTGCAAGAATAACAGATGCTAATCAGTATGATGAATTATTAAGAGAAACAATTTCTGCATCATTAGCAGCAGACATTGCTTATGCAGTAACTTCATCTAATCCTACGGCTTCTAATATGTATAATTTATTTCAAGACAAATTAAGAGAAGCAAGATTTGTAGATGCTACAGAAGGTCAAAATACCAATCCAGACAATGGTCAATCAGATGTTGTTGGATCTTCTTCTTTTATAAACGCAAGGTACTAACCTATGGCTAGAGTTGCTGTTCAATTAACGAACTTCACAGGTGGAGAACTATCACCAAGATTAGATGGTAGAAACGATCTACAAAAATATCCTACAGGATGTAAAACATTAGAGAACATGATAATCTATCCTCATGGAAGTGCAGCAAGAAGATCTGGAACACAATTTGTAGCAGAAGTAAAAGACAGCTCTAAAGAAACAAGATTAATTCCTTTTGAATTTAGTACAACACAAACTTATATGTTGGAGTTTGGCAATCAGTACATAAGATTTTATAAAGATGATGGTCAAATATTATCTAGTGGATCTGCTTATGAAATAGCTTCACCTTATTTAGAAGCAGAACTGTTTGATATTAAATATGCTCAATCAGCTGACGTTATGTATTTATGTCATCCTAATCATCCTGTAAAAAAATTATCTAGAACAGGTCACACATCATGGACATTAACAAGTGTTGATTTTACGAATGGTCCATTTATGGATCACAATATTGAAACAACAACTATGACATCGTCACATACTAACAAAGGTCAAACAGGAACATTAACTTTATCATCAACTACTGGAGTTAATTCTAATCAAGGTTGGTTAACTACAGATGTTGGTAGATTAGTTCATGTACTTGATGGTCATGTAAAAATTACAGGATACACATCAACAACTGTTGTAAGTATGGAAGTAGTATCAGATATATCTAATGGTTCTGCTACAACTGATTTTGCATTAGGATCATTTAGTTCTACTACAGGTCATCCTTCTTGCGTAACTTTCTTTGAACAAAGATTAGTATTTGCAGCAACCTTATCTCAACCACAAACATTATTTTTTTCTAAATCTGGTGATTACGAAAACATGGATGATGGTTATCACGAAACTGTAGCAGATGATGATTCTATTATTTATACGATTGCATCAAACCAAGTAAACGCAATTAGATTTATGACGGCTACAAGAACTTTAATTATAGGAACAGCTGGTGGTGAGTTTGCAGTTAGTGGTGGTGGTACTGATATTGCTATTACACCTACAAATATATTAATTAAAAAACAATCTAACAATGGAGCTGCAAATGTAGATGCTCTAGCTGTTGGTAACGCAACTTTATTTTTACAAAGAGCAAGAAGAAAGTTAAGAGAACTAGCTTACAATTTTGACGTAGATGGATATGTTGCTCCAGATTTAACTATCCTTGCCGAACATATTTCTGAAGGTGGATTTAAACAATTATCATATCAACAAGAACCTAACCAAGTTATATGGTGTGCAAGAAATGATGGTCAATTAGTTGGTTTAACTTATCAAAGAGAACAACAAGTAGTTGCTTGGCATAGACATATTTTTGGTGGAGTATTTGGAAATGGTAATTCAGTTTGTGATAGTGTTGCAACCATTCCTACAGATGATTCAGAATATCAAACATGGGTTATTGTTAAAAGAACAATTAATGGTGCTACAAAAAGATATGTAGAATATCTTCATAGTTATGACTTTGATGAAACAGATGATACTTCATTTAACTTTTTAGATTCACAATTGTCTTATAGTGGATCTGCAGTTACAAATATATCTGGTCTTGCTCATCTTGAGGGTCAATCAGTTTCAATATTAGCAGATGGTGCAACTCATCCAAACAAAACTGTAAGTTCTGGATCAATAACATTAGAAAGATCTGCAACTAAAGTTAAAGTTGGATTAAGTTATACATCTTTATTACAGACAATGAGAATAGATGCTGGCTCACAAAATGGCACATCACAAAGTAAAACTAAAAGAATTTACGAAATTACTGCTAGACTTTATGAAAGTATTGGTATCGAAGTTGGTCCAGATCTAGATAACATGGAAAGAATACCTTTTAGATCTTCATCTAATAATATGAATAGTGGTGTTAATGTATTTACTGGAGACAAAGAAGTAGAATTTAGAGGAAACTATGAAACAGATGGTTTTATATTTGTTAGACAAACTCAACCTTTACCTTTGACGATATTATCATTATATCCTAAACTTCAAACAAACGATGGATAAAATAATTAATATTGTAAAGTACAGAGGAGAGCATGGAGCATACATTATGAAACAAGAAATGAATCATATGTTAATGGATAAAGATATGGAGTTTGAAGGTAACGCAATGAATTTAGAACAAGAAAATTTAGCATTTACAGGTATGATTAATGGTAAACCTATTTTTGCTGCAGGCATGAAAATTATTTGGAATGGTGTTGCAGAAGGTTGGGTGTTAGCAACTAAAGATGCTTTAGATCATCCTATATCTATTGCTAAAGCAATTAAAAAAGATTTTGCACGAATTGCTAAAGAAAATAATATCAATAGAGTTCAAAGTGCTGTAAGAGCAAACTATACAACAGGTTTAAAATTTGCTAAATGGTTAGGATTAGAGGAAGAAGGTTTAATGAGAAAATTTGGTTTTGATGGTTCTGATCAATATATGTATGCGAGGTTATTCTAATGGGATGGCAAGCAGCAGTAGTTGGTGCATTAGGTGTAGCACAATATAAACAACAAAGTACGATTGGAAAGTTTAATGAATCTGTTAGTGAACGTAATGCTAAAGTTGCTGAAGCTGAAGCAGCACAAATAGAAAAAAAAACTGAATTTGATATTGCTAGATTTAATAATTCATACGAAAAATTAAAAGGTTCAGTAGAAGTAAACCTTGCTAAATCTGGTGTAGTTTCTGGACAAGGCACAGCATATAGAATAGCAACTGCTAATGCTAGAGAAAAGTATATGCAAGAAAATATTATGAGATACAATTCTAAAGTTGCTCAATCTAAAAAAATTGAAGAAGCAAACTTTGCTAGAATAACTGGTGCAATGAATAGACAACAAGCTAAACTTGCACAACTACAAACAGTAGCTTCTACTTCAACAAGTATACTTAATATGAGTAATTTTGGAACTAAAACATCAACAAATACCTATACTGGTTTTGGTAAAAGTGGTTATGGTAGAAACCCAGAGGATATGATGTAATGCCAAAAATACCTACATTTACAACTCAAGCAACAATAACAGGTGAAGTTGGATCTGTTAAATCTAATATTCAAATGGGTTTAAATCAAACTATAAGTTCTGCTTTAGCACCTGTAACAAAAGAAATTGTACAACATAAAGTTAAACAAAAAGATTTTGAAAATAAAACAGAAGCATTAAAATTAGAAAATGATTTTATTAGAGATATGCAAAAAGTTTATACTGAAGCAGGTAATTTAGAAAACGAAGATCAAGCACAATCTATTGTTAAAAATAAATCAAATATGTTAATGCAAAAATATTCTGGTTTAGCAAGTAATAAAAATTCACAGACTTTATTTAATCAATATGCTTTAGCTGAAGTTCAAAAGGGAGTTTTTAGAACAAGCACAGCAGTTCAAAGAAATACTTTAATTTCATTAGATACAGAAGTAAGTAAGAAAAAATCAAGATTAATGATTACAGCTTTAGATCTTACTGATGGTTTTGACTATGAAGTTTTACAGAAAGATTTAGAAAATTTATATGTTACAAATTATCAAGGCAAAGTTCCAAATGCTATTTTGGAAAAAATGATAAGTGGAATACCTAATGAAATAAAATTTTTAGAAGCAGATAAAATGATTTCAGAATCTCCTAGAGAAGCATTAGCTATGTTAATGGATGAAAAAGATTTTCAAGGTTTAACATATGATTCAAGAAAAACATTAATAGATAAAGCTAAAATAACTATAGCACCTATGATTGAAGATGAGTATGAAGATCATCTTGCTAAAATTGCCGTAGGTAAAGAAACATCATTTGATATGAAAACTGCTTCATTAGTATTGCCAACAAAAAAAGTAAATGAAATGATTGAACAAGAAACATTTGCTAAAGATCGTACAATAAATAATGCCATACTTCTTAACACTCCTTTATCATTAACAGAAGAAGTAGCAGATGGTCAAATAAAAGAATTTTATGAATTACATGGAGAAGTAAAAGGTAAAGCAAATGAAACATATGTTAAATCAATTGTAGCATCTAAAAAGAAGGCTCTTAAAGAAGATTCTGTTGGTTTTATAAAAACATTTGATACAGAGGTAGAACTTGCTTATCAAGAGTTAGAAGCAGAAACAGATCCTAAACTTATAAAAGATAAAAAAACACAACTAATAGATTTATTAGTTAACAAACAAAGAGATTTAGAAGTTCCAGAATCATCTATTAGACTTGCAAGTAATGCTGAAATGCAACAAGTCATAAAAACACTTACAGATCCAGAAACTTCTGCAGAAGATAAAATTAACTTTATGATGTTTACAAACGAAATGTATGGCAATGAAAACATGGGTAAAGTTTTAAACCACTTAACAGACTTAAAACTTCCACAAGATTATCTTGTTGCGTTAAGTACAAACAGTATGGAACTAAAAAAAGATATTTTATCTGCAAGTACACAAGATTTAGTAAAATTAGAAACTTTAGTTAAAGGTAGAGTTGGTGAAGGTGAGAAATTTAATTCTATTAAAAATCGTGTAATAAAAAATATGGAAAGTTTTGAAAATGTTCTTGAAGTTCAAATAGAAGGATCAACAGATAAAACTGAACTTATTCAAAGTATGGAAGATACCATTTACAAAGCTGCTTTATATAAAGTTAAATATAAACAAATGGGTATAACTGAAGCCGTTGATACTGCTTCAAAAGAATTTTTAAGAGACTATAAAATATCTGCATCTGAAACTTTTATGATACCAGTAGATGTTAATGGAAAAAGAACAAATCAAATATTACTTGAACAAAAAGCTGAAGCAATTCTTTTAGAGGTAGAAAGCAATGGTACTTATTTAGATGAGTTTCATGGGGAAGATGGTTATATGCATTATGCTAAATTTGCAGGAGCAGAAAATTTAACTGAAGAACAAGTTAAAGATAGAATGACAGCTAATATAAAAAATCATTCTAAATGGTTAATGAACGAAGATATGACAGGTATTATTTTATATACAGAATATAATAATACAACATCACCAGTTACAAATGCAAATGGTGATAAGATAGAATTTTTCTTTACAGATACTGAAAACAATAAAGGTATATTAAGTACAGAATTAAAATTCCCAGTAACACATAAAGATATAGAGTTAGTACAAGAGAGTGATGGTTTAAGTTATTTAGATGAGGTTGTTTTAGATGAAAATCAAAACATAGGTGCAGAAAGCATGACAGTAGGAAGTGCAATTGATAATGTTGGAAGTTTATTTGTATCAAAAGCAGAAGCATCAGAAATGCCTATTATGACTAATGATAAAATAGCTAAAGATTGGAGTACATTATATCAAACAAGTAATGATCCAATAAAAGAACAAAGAGCAAAAGATATTTTAAATACAGATTATACAGTTCCACTTGAAGCAAAAAATTCTATAGCCATAGGTGCAAAAATTTTTGAAGGTGATAAAGGTTTATCTCAAACACAATTAATACAATATGGTAGTGCTATTGGTCAGATAGAGTCTGGATATAAATATAAAAGACAAGGTTTAGAAACTGTAGATGATGGAAAAGGTGTTGCAAGATCATACTGGCAAATAGAGCCAAAAACTGCTTTAGATTTATTTAGAAATTCTTCTGCAATATTTGGAGAAAAATTTGAAAAACAATTTGCTAAATATAATAGAGGTTCTGCTATTGGAAAAACATCAGTAAAATATCTTGCAAGTTTATCTGAAGAAAAAATGTCAAAACTTTTAGAATCAGATAGTGATTTAGCTGCAACTGTAGCTTTAGGTGTAATAGTAAACAGAACAAAATCAAAATCAAAGAAAAAAGAAGTAGATTCATTTAGTAAAATAAGAACAGATTATATGAGTAGAGTTCGAAAAGATTTAACAAAATATGAAGGTTTATCTTTTTCAGAAGCAAGCAAGATAGCTGAAATTGTTGATAGTTACACTTATGGTTTAAATGCTCAAAAAAAAATACCATATAGAGGTGATGATAAAAATGTTTTAATGTATTTACCTAAATCTAAAATAAGTAATAGATAATGATAAATTTTGGATTAGGTAGTTTTGAAACTTCTGAACAAGAGATAGGATCTTTATACGATCAAACTAAAAGTGGTTTTTGGGAAACTGCTGGTGCAACATTTATGAATGCTTGGAATTACAACCCAACATCTTCTGTGTTTAGATCTGTAGAACAAACTCTAGCATATCAATCAAGTAGTGAATATTTAGATAGAGATGAATTAAATAAACAATATGGAGATCTTGGTTTAGTATTTGAAAAAGATACTAGATCTGGTTTAGTTGATTATCTTGTAGAAAGAAAAAAATTAGAAAATGAAAGAGCAGAAGTTATTTCCAGAGGTCCAGATAGTAAACTTGCTAAAAGTTTTTTCTTTTTAGAATCTCTTGGTACAAGTTTTTTAGATCCAATAAATCTTGCAGCATCCTTTGTTCCTGTTGTTGGTCAAGCTAGATTTGCAAACATGGTAGCAAGATCTGGTAGAAATATTGCTAGAATGAAAAAAGGTTTTGTTGAAGGTTTTGTTGGTAATGCAGCTGTTGAGCCACTTGTTTATGGTGTGGCTAAATCAGAGCAAGCAAATTATGATGCATGGGATTCTTTTGCTAACATAGCTGTAGGTGGATTTATAGGTTCGGCAGCTCATGTTGGTTTTGGTAGAATAGGAGATTTTATTGCAGAGAAAAGAGGTAAGCCAAATATATATCAAAAACTTGCTGCAATCTCTCCAGAAAATCAACAGGCTTTATTGCAGTATTCTGTTGGTAAAGTTTTAAAAGGAGAGAAAGTAGATACTGGAAATCTTATAGTTGAAAAAACTAAAATAGGCGATGCAAGATTAAATAAACTAGACAATCAAATTAAAGAATATAAAGGTTTATATAAAGATGCTTTAGATAATGGAGATAGAAAATCTGCAAAGATTTATTTGCAAAACTTGCGAAACCTACAAAAAACAGAAAAAGATTTATTTGAAGCTAAAAGAAAAGCAAACGATGAAGCTAAACTTCAAGAACAAAAAGAAGGTATTAATGCTAACAATAAAAAAACTGTAACACAAATAGAACAAACAAAAAAAGAAAAAGAAACTTCTGAAATAGAAACTGAAGGTGAAAACTTTAATCAAACAGTTAAATTTAGACAAAAACAATTAGACATTAAAGATGAAGATATTGCAGAATTATCAAGTGCTAAAACAGAAATTGAAAAAATAGATAAAAATATAAAAAACAAAGGTAAAATAAGAGAAGCTATAGAAGCTGGAACTTATTGTACTAAAAGGAATAGTTAATCATGGATATAAAAAAATTATCAAAATGTTTTAAGGAAGTTAAAAGATTAACAGGTGATCTTATATCTGATGAACAAATTAATGAAATTTTAGATGAAGCTAAAATAGCAGTTAATGAAAGTAAGTTTGATAAAGCACAAATTAAAACAGATAAAATTTTAGCAAAAAATGTTATTGATAAAATTGAATATGCTCAAGCTGTAAAGAAAAGAAATCTAGCTGAAAACAATATGAAGGCTATAGATATTTATCAACAAATTATAGATGCAGTAGATTTATCTGCAGCATCTAATGTTAAATTTAAACTGTCTCCTTCAGAGGGTGTTTTAGCTA